AAGAAAGCGCGGGAAAGTTGGGGCAAATAATGGCGACATCTGGCACAGCTACATTCAACATGGACTTCACCGAGATTGCGGAAGAAGCGTGGGAGCGTGCCGGTAGAGAAATGCGTTCTGGTTATGATCTGCGAACTGCTCGTAGGTCTATGAATTTGTTGACTATTGAGTGGCAGAACCGTGGCATCAACATGTGGACTATCGAGGAAGGCACACTAAACCTCGTAGCGGGTACAGCCACATACGCGCTGCCTGCCGACACAATAGACCTCTTAGAGCACGTTGTACGCACAGGCGACGGTAGCGTAACTACTCAGTCTGATCTAAACATCACGCGTATCAGCGTCTCTACCTATTCAAGTATCCCTAATAAGCTCTCTCAGGGCCGCCCTATACAACTTTATGTGGACCGTGGGCAAGCTAACCCCTCGGTTACTGTGTGGCCTGTGCCGGACCAAGGGCCGGTAGGTGTGCCTTACTACGTGCTTAAGTACTGGCGTATGCGCCGAATACAGGATTCAGGAACAGGCGTTAATACTGCCGACGTTAATTTCCGTTTCTTGCCCTGCCTCGTTGCAGGGCTTGCGTATTATATAGCGCAGAAAGACCCAGAACTGATGCCTAGAATACCTATGCTACAGGGCGAATATGAGCGTCAGTTTGAGTTAGCAGCGGGTGAAGATAGAGAGAAAGCAACGCTTAGCTTAGTGCCGCGTATACATGGCGTGAGGTAGACATGAGCTACAAGTATGCGTCTGGGCAAAAGGCAATTGCTATATGCGATGTATGTGGGTTTCAGTACAAGCTACGCGAACTTAAAGAGCTGATTGTTAAGGGAAATAAAACTAACATTAGGGCTTGTCCTGAATGTTGGAATCCAGATCAGCCACAAAACAGATTAGGGGAGTTTCCAGTTGAAGACCCCCAAGCTATACGTAACCCAAGACCTGATTCAGCAGAATTAGTAGCAAGCAGAGACATTCAGTGGGGGTGGGACCCGGTAGGATTAACCGACCCTTTTGGACTTACACCAGACAATTTGGAAGCCGTAGGTGCTGTAGGGCAAGTTACAGTAACCATAAGCTAGGAGACAGGAATGAAAAATAAAGCTAGGTCAAACGTAAAAGTACCCAAGGTCATCGAGTTTCCGAATGAGCCTACAATGTACAAAGTAGATACGTGCAACCAACCGCCTAAAGACATGAAGACTAGCGGTATTAAAGTTCGAGGCGTAGGTGCAGCTACTAAAGGCACTATGGCCCGAGGCCCAATGGCTTAAGGAGTAGCAGGTGAATTACACCGAGCTAAAGACAAACATTGAGGACATTTGCGAGCAGTCGTTTACGGACGATCAACTTGCTATGTTTACTCAACAGGCTGAACAAAAGATATACAACACTGTTCAGATTCCTGCGTTACGTCGAAACCAGACGGGTAACTTAAGTATAGGTAATAAGTACCTGATATACCCGACAGATTTCTTGTATACGTTTTCTTTGGCGGTTATTGATGCTCAAGGTAACTACACGTACTTGTTGAATAAAGACGTTAACTTCATTCGTGAGGCGTACCCCGGACCAACAAGTACAGGTACGCCCGTACACTACGGAATCTTTGACGATACTGCGTTTATCATAGGCCCAACACCTGATGCAGCCTACGAGGTAGAGTTACATTACGGCTACTACCCTCAGACTATTGTGACTGCTGGTACTACGTGGCTTGGCGAGGAGTTTGATTCTGCGTTGTTAAATGGGGCTTTGGTCGAAGCAATACGCTTCATTAAGGGTGAGCCGGATATGGTGGCTCTGTACCAACAAATGTATATCGACGCTATAGCGTTATTGAAGAACTTGGGCGACGGAAAGATGCGGGAAGATATGTACCGCTCTGGTCAACTTAGAATAGAACCGCGTTAATTTAAGAGGAAACACAAATGGCTATTACACAGGCTATGGCAACATCATTCAAAGTCGATATTCTTGACGGAACTTTTGACTTTAGCAGCGGCACATCACAGGTCTTTAAACTGGCCTTGTACACGTCGTCAGCTACGCTAGATGCGACTACTACTGCGTATTCAGCGACAAACGAAGTCTCAGGCACCGGCTACAGTGCAGGCGGCGGCACGCTGACTATCTCAGCAAACCCTGCTTCGAGCGGCACTACGGCGTTCTTAGACTTTGCTGACCTGACGTTCTCTACCGCAACTATTACTGCTCGTGGAGCGCTTATTTATTTGGCAAACGGTGGCACTAATCCTGCGGTAGCAGTACTAGATTTTGGTTCGGATAAAACCTCAACTGCGGGAGATTTTACTATTGTCTTCCCTGCGGCTGACGCGAGCAACGCGATTATTCGGATTGCCTAGTAAATGGCTGACGTTACGGTCCCACTCTCCGGTTGGGGATTCAGCACTTGGGGGACGGATTCGTGGGGCGAAGGTAATGCCCTGCCGGTTGCTACAGGTGAACTAGGAACCGTAGGCGTAGTAGGCAACGCAGTTGTCGCAGTCACAGGGGTTGCAGGAACCACGGCGTTAGGGACTGCTGAAGCTATAATTAGCCAAAGTGTTTCGGTTACAGGGCTTAGCGCCACAGGTGAAGTTGGTTACACTCGTTGGGACATTACCGTAGAGCTAGGCGGTTGGGGTCGCGGAGTCTGGGGGCAAGGCTCTTGGGGTCAGTCTCTAGGCATACAGGCCACAGGCGAACTAGGCTCGGTTACAGTCCAAGAAGGCACAGGAGTCTCGGTTACCGGTGTACAAGCCACAGCGGCACTGGGCAACATTGCAGTAAACGCCGATGGAGCGATAAACGCTCTTGGTAACGCAGCTACTGGTGAGGTAGGCACAGCAACTGTAGTTGGTAACGCAATCTTCTCTGTTACTGGGGTTGCAGGTACTACGGCTTTAGGGGTTGCAGGCCCCGTAACAACCACCAATGTTTTAGTTACAGGTGTCTCGGCTACAAGTACAGCGGGCAATGTAGCAATAGTAGGGGATTCGTCCCTCAATGCGAGTGGTCTACAAGCCACAGCAACACTGGGCAACATTACGGTTCTACTGCAACAGAACGTCGATGTCACAGGCGTTCAAGGCACTACAGCATTAGGCGAGACCGAAGAAACAGGCTCTGCCATAGTAAACGCCGTTGGCGTACAGGCCACAGGCCAAGTCGGAACAGTATTAGTTTGGAGTCAAATAGTTCCGGGCGGTGACCCAAATTGGGTAGACATTGCCCCCATTAGTCAAACCCCTACGTGGACGGATATAGCAGCATGAAAACAATAAACGAAGCCGCAAATAACGGCGATAGCATTGACCCAAAGCACGAAGTTGAAGTGGTATGCGGTAGTTGCGGATACGATCTTGACGAAGCGGAGCTAACTGCCGATACTTGTGCAGACTGCGGGGAAACATTAAATTTGCGCCAGAATACAAGAATTTACGCAACTACCATCCCCGCCGCTGGCGGCAGTACACTGAGCTAAGACTATGCTTACACAAACCAAGCTAAAAGAAGTTCTGCACTACGCCCCGGAGACGGGAGATTTTACGTGGTTGAAAGCTGTCGGTAGCCGCGCTCAAGTCGGGTGTTTAGCCGGATGTTCTAGCAGTCACGGGTATACCCGGATTATTGTTTGTGGTACAGAATATAAAGCCCATCGTTTGGCGTGGCTTTATACTTATGGTGTGTTCTTGGACAAGCATAAGCCCTAGACCATCACATTACTGATTATATGGAGAGTGAGAATGGAAGATGAATTAGATATGTTGTTTAGATGGCATGAAATTGATGACCAGAAGTTGCTAGAGACAGTAAAAACAATTCGGCAATCTGCTAGAGATAGCGCATTAGCCTATGCCGCAAAACATGGCTATGTCGCGCCGCCAGAGCCGAAAAGCCCTGCGGAATTAATGGAGATAGACTCCTAGCCACCCATTCAGCCCTATAGAGGAATAAAGAAATGAGCGAAGTAAGCGAGATACTGGAGAAGAGGGCTAACGCAGCCACTCACCGAAGTCTTCATTCAGAACTGTACTCGCCAGATTAATCTTCTGGCGTAGCGCGTTCAGTATCACTTCGTCTATTGTTTCACGTGAAACTAAATCAATATACGTGACCCTATTTTCTTGGCCGATACGGTGCGCTCTGTCTTCAGACTGTAGCCTAAGTTCCAGGTCATAAGAATTAGAATAGTAAACCACCGTGTCCGCAGCAGTAAGAGTGATACCGTACCCGCCTGTCTTGGGCTGACCAACAAAGAATCTAAGCGGAGACTCGGTGTCTTGGAATTTATCCACAATGTCCTGCCGCTCATCCTGTGGCGTGCTTCCGTAGTAAATAGCAACAGAGTCCTCTCCGTACACCTCGGACAACGCCTCTTGGATATTCAGCAAGTCCTGCGTAAACGTCGCCCAGATAATTACTTTGCCCTGCGCCTCTTCCACGACGTTCATCAGTTCAGGCAGGCGGTTGTTCTTAATGCTCTGTATCTCACCGTCGTCCGTTCGTAAGTGCCCACAAACAATAGACTGCAAGCGCATGATCTGTGTAAGCACCGACGCGGTGGTGGCTAACTCGCCACCCTCCATCTGGGCCAGGGCCAGTTCTTTCATCTGCCCGTATACCTTCACCTGCTCCGTGGTCAACGGCACGTTGCGCGCCATATATACCTTGTCCGGCAAGTCTAAGCAGTCACGCTTCAACACTCGGGCGCTGAACTGGTCTAGCTTGTCGGTAAGCTCTTCAAGACGTCTAAAGCCAACAATCTTCTGAAAACTGCGGTGGCCCATGCTCCGCTGCTGCGTCACGGCGTAGCGATTTTGAAAAGCATAGTAGTTGGTGTAGCCCAGAGCATCGTCGCCCAGGTAAGCACACTGACTAAACAAATCCATGGGCGTTTTGGTAATGGGGCTACCGGTCAAGATGCGTCGGTATTTTGACGCTCGGCCGATCTCAAGCACCGTTTTAGTCCGCTGCGCCTTGCGGTTTTTGATCGTGGTGCTTTCATCAACGATAGATATGTTGTCTGGGTTTAGCTGCAAAAATTTGATCGCAGAGGCCGCCCCTTTCTTCGTGGACAACGCTTCTATGTTCATAATCAGAATGTGCAACGTCCCCGGCTCACGGTTCTCTCTCAAAGCTATGTCTTTGATTTCTTGGGTAAATTTCTTGGTGAAGTTGGGTTGCCAACGCACTATCCGAGTGGGTATGTCGTCGGGCAGATGTGCCGGTATTTCTTTCCTGACCCAGTTATCGTAGACGCCTTTGGGTGCCAGGATAAGAGCCGTATCTATGTCTTTGCGCTTGAACAGAGCGCCCATGGTATCTATCGCTACCTTGGATTTACCCGTGCCCATTTCCATAAACAGCGCATACATGCTAGACGTCCAAGACTGGTCAAAGACAGTTTTTTGGTGTTCGTAAGGTGTTGTTTTGAATTTATACATGGCTTTCTATTTACACTTGACTTCTGAGATTATATGGGACTATTATCCTCCTCCGCAAGGGCAAAACATGTCCTTTAATCACGAAAGGAGAAAAACGATGGTCGATGACCTCTTTGCAGAAATGGAAGCAGATCAGTCCGGTGGGTCTGCCGTAGAATCCCTCGATACCGGTGGCGTGGCCAGCATTGCTGAAGTTGCAAGAGCTGTCCGAAACAAGCAAGACGAAATAGAACTCTTAGACAGTAAGCTCAAACAGAGCAAGAAAGATTTGCTGAAGCTGACCGACGAAGACCTTCCCGCTTTGCTACACGAAGTCGGCGTATCCAAAATGGAACTAGAAGACGGTTCCAAAGTCGAACTAAAACCAACGTATGGCGCTTATATCAAGGTTGAAAACCGAGATTCTGCCTATGGTTGGCTGCAAGAAAATGGGTATGACGATATCATCAAGAATGTTATTAGTTGTCAATTTGGTCGCGGCGAAGACCAAATGGCTAATGACCTCATGTCCTCTCTTGCTGGTCAGGGCTACCCTGCCGCACAGAAGCGGGACATCCATCCACAGACCCTGAAAGCATTTGTAAAAGACCAGGTTGAATCGGGCAAGCAGTTTCCGATGGACTTGTTCGGAGCTTATGTGGGTCAACGCGCAAACATTAAAAAAGGTTAACGAAAAATGGCAGAAGCAAAGAAAAAAGAAGTGGCCGAAAAGGCTAGTACGGAGTTGGCGGCAGTCTCGCTATTTGAGGCCGATGCTGAGACTATGGGTGAGACTCTTGATCAAGATGACGTCAAGATTCCATTCCTTAAAATTGATAAGGATAACGGCACGATATTGCAGGAAGTAACAGGGCAGCAGTGGAAACCGGAAGACGGTGTCACTGTTATTCCTTGTGCATATCAGCGTGTGTTTATCGAATGGGCTCCGCGTGGATCAGGTCCTGGGGCTCCCGTTAACATTTATCAGAAGGATGATAAACGCCCTGAAACAGAGCGTGATCCGTCCACCAACAAAGACGTGATTGTAGGCGGTAGTGGTAATTACATCGAAGAGACGCACCAGCATTTTGTTCTTATAAAACAAGAGGATGGGACTCTGGAAGCGGCTTTGATACCGATGAAATCTACACAGCTCAAGAAGTCCAGAGCGTGGAACACGGTGGTTAGCAGTCGCACGATGCAAGGTGCGAACGGCATATTCAAGCCGCCACGTTTTGCGTACACATATAAGCTTACGACACAGCACGAGAACAACAACAAAGGCGATTGGTGGGGTTGGAGTGTTGAGCTTGAGGAGTCGTTGGCTGAAACAAATCAGGTCGATGCGTATCAACACGCACGCGAGTTTGCCAAGAGCATCCGCGCAGGCGACGTAGTTGTTAAGCACGAGCAGGAGGGTGACGACGGCAGTAATTCTGACGACGTTCCGTGGTAATTAATACGGGGCCGAAAGGCCCCGTTTTTCGGGTGAAACATGATTGATAACGCTAAGAAATTTGCGGCTATCTTTGACGGACTAAAGCAAGCTTACGGCACATATCGGATAGATCGCAAAGCGCAAAATGGAAAGAATACCGGTAAGGCAACCGTTGTTAAAACGCCACGAACAAAGGACACCTGGCTCGGTCATTTAAGCGGAGAGGGTGAAGCAATTGGAATTATACCGATCAACGAAGACAACCAGTGTAAGTGGGGTTGTGTCGACGTTGATCAGTACCCGTTAGATCACAAAGAGCTAGTAGACAAAGTGCGTAGCATGAAGCTGCCGCTTGTCGTGTGCCGTTCTAAGTCAGGAGGCGCTCACTGTTTTTTGTTTACAAAGGAATGGGTTACTGCAAAGAAGATGCAGGAGACCTTACAAACTATTGCTGCAAGCTTAGGCTACGGCGGTAGTGAAATATTTCCTAAACAAGTCAAGTTGTTCCTGGACCGGGGTGACGTAGGTAATTTCTTAAACCTTCCGTATTATGATGCGGAGGAAGGGTTGCGCTATGTCATTAAAGATGATGGGCAGTCCGGTACAATCGAAGAATTCTTTGGGTTGTACGATCAATACGCTCAAGAACCGGAGCAGCTTGACAGCATAACCATAGAAGAAGCGGACACTAACATCATTGTCAAAGATGGTCCGCCCTGTTTACAAACGCTTTGCACGCAGAAAATAAGCGAAGGTGGACGGAATAATGGGCTCTTCAACGTTGGTGTGTACTTACGCAAAGCTTTCCCAGATAGTTGGGAATCTGAGATTTTAACGTATAATACGCGCTACTTCGAACCTCCACTTCCTCTCTCCGAAGTTAATCTTGTAGCGAAACAGCTTCAGAAGAAAGATTACGCTTACAAGTGCAAAGACGCCCCGATCTGTGATTACTGCAATGCCGAGGTCTGTAAGACGAGGAAGTACGGCATTGAAGCCGCAGTATCGGGTGCGACCATTGCGAATCTTCGCAAGTACAACTCTACTCCCCCTGTGTGGTTTATGGATGTTAACGGCTTTCCGTTAGAGCTAGATACAGACGCTCTGATGAACCAGACGGCGTTTCAACGTGCCTGTGTCGAACAGCTAAACTTCATGCCGCAGAGTGTCAAGAAAGACATGTGGGAGGCCCGTATAAACGGGTTGCTGTCAGAGATGAGCGATACAGACGGTGCCATCATTGAAGTGTCGCAGGACGCCTCTATCAACGGTCAGTTCTACGATTTATTAGAAGAGTTTTGCACAGTCATGCAGCAAGCAGACAACAGGGAAGAGATTCTGCTGCGCCGCCCATACACTAATGAAGACGATGAGCGAACTTACTTTCGCATTAAAGATTTTACCGCGTATCTGCACAAGCATCGTTTCTTTGAATACAAAAGTCATAAGATTGCCCAGCGTTTACGAGACATAAACGGCGAATCAACTTCTTTAAAGATTAGCGGAAAAGCAGTGAGGGTGTGGAGCATACCCGCATACGCTGCTCCCATTGGCGCTATAAAGCCCAACGGAATTTCTTCTGCTCATCCGCAGCCGTTTTAATGTTTCGTATATTTGGTCCTCCCGGGACTGGAAAGACAACTACGCTTCTTAACTATGTCGACCAGGCATTAGAAGCAGGTATGTCGTCACAAGACATTGCATTTTTTGCGTTCACCCGGAAAGCGGCGGGCGAGGCGAGGGAACGCGCCGCCCGTCGTTTTCAACTTAATGAAAAGGCGGACCTGCCGCATTTTAGAACGTTGCATAGCTTTGCTTACCGCGCACTTGGTATACGCGATCACGATCTAATGAAGAAAGAAAACTTCGATGATCTTTCTAAAAAAATAAAAATACCTCTTAGTATTAGACCGCACTACGATTTTGAACAAGAGTCTTCATCTAATCTTTTAGAACACCCGGTGTTAGGACTTATTAACCTGTCTCGCCTTAAAAAGACTACGTTGCGTTCAGAGTACAACCAAACTTCATTAGACGAATCGTGGCCCGAGGTTGAATACATTGCTGCGGCCTACGCAGAGTACAAGCAGTTCCACGGTTTATTGGACTATACGGACATGCTTGAGCTATTTGTAAAGGATGCAGCCAGGGTGTGTCCTCACTTCAAGCTTTGTTTTTTGGATGAAGCCCAGGACCTTTCACCCTTACAGTGGGATATCGCTCATGCCATCGACAAAAAAGCAGAACGCATGTACTGCGCCGGAGACGACGATCAGGCTATCTATAGATGGGCAGGTGCAGATGTTGATCAGTTCATCAACCTGCCCGGCGGAAGTGAGGTATTGGAACAATCCTATCGAATCCCACAAGCTGTCCATCGACTTGCAGAAAGTATTGTTTCGAGAATACATAGACGATTCCCAAAAAAATATAATCCTAAACCCCAAGAAGGCAGCGTCAGAAGACTGACCAGTTTGGAAGAGCTAGACATGTCGGAAGGCGAGTGGCTAGTCATGGCCCAAGCCAACTACATGCTGTCCCCTATTGCCGAGCAACTGAAGACAGGCGGATACCTGTTCGAGCGCAACGGCTCACGGTCCATCTCCGAGCGTCTGTCGATTGCAGTGAACGGTTGGGAATCCATGCGTAAAGGACGCCCTGTGTCCCTCAAGACCGCCGAAACAATATATAGCTACATGTCCGGCAACGGCGTTCGCGTCGCACGTGGGAAGAAAAAGATAGTGGCTCCTGACGATCAGTTATTCACTCTTGAACTATTGCAGAAAGAACACGGTCTAATGGCGGATGACAGCATGATATGGCATGTCGCAATGGACAAAATTCCTGCGGTAGACCGCGCCTACATCACATCATTATTGAGACGAGGAGAAAAGTTTAATGCATTACCCCGTATCAAATTGTCCACGATCCACGGCACAAAGGGAGGAGAAGCAGAGAACGTTGTTCTACTGCTTGATCTGAGCCCCGCGGCCCTACGAACCCCTCCCGACGATTTGCACCGCGTTTTTTATGTTGGTGTCACTAGAACAATAGAAAATTTATTTATCGTCGATCCTGAGAATTATGAAAGAGCTTACAACTTATGAAAAAAGACGAGATTGACCCTTTGCACTACAACAAATGCGATGCCTGCGGTAGCACCGCCACAGCCGTTGTGGATGTGGAAAACAACGTCAGGAAAGGTTGGTACTGCCAACACTGCACACACTTTAGTAAAGCAATAGGCCGAGAAACTATTTGGAGAGTAGAAGAAAATGCCCGGTAACTTACAGATGGCGATGTTCGCTCAGAAGACAGATTGGCTGCCCCCAGAGCATCCTTTTCCAGAAGAAATTTTAAACGCTAAAGAAATAGCAATTGACGTTGAGACACGCGATCCACACATCAAGTCGAACGGCCCGGGCTGGGCCACAAAGAACGGCGAGGTGGTGGGCTATGCCATAGCGGTCCCTGGGTGGAAGGGTTACTTCCCTGTAGGTCACCTGGGTGGCGGCAACATGGACCAGCGCATCATCAATAAATATTTAAAAAAGGTGTTTGAGTCTCCGGCAGACAAGATCATGCACAACGCTCAATATGACCTGGGCTGGATACGTGCGATGGGTTTTGAGGTTAAAGGCCGTGTGATCGACACGATGATGACCGCTGCGCTTGTAGACGAGAACCGATTTTCCTACAGCCTGAACGCCCTGTGTTACGACTACCTGGGCAAGACCAAGTCTGAGAAGACCCTGACAGAAGCAGCACGCGAGTTTGGCGTGGACCCCAAGGGTGAGATGTGGAAGCTGCCCGCGATGTATGTGGGGCCTTACGCGGAGGTTGACGCTGAGATTACCCTAGAGCTTTGGTCACATCTCAAGACCCTATTGAACCGAGAAGACCTATGGCAAATCTGGGAATTGGAAACTAACTTGCTGCCGTGCCTCGTAGACATGACTTATCGAGGTATCCGAGTCGATACAGACCAGGCGGAGCGCACCAAGCAAGAACTTCTAAAACGTGAGAAGGCCGCCCGCAAACGGCTCAAGGAAATCAACGGCGCTGATGTGGAAATCTGGGCGGCTGCTTCTATCGCTAAGGCGTTTGATAAACAGAACATTAAATACGCAAGGACAGAAAAAGGCGCGCCAAGCTTCACTAAAGCGTTTCTCTCGGAACACCCCTCCGAACTGGCTAAGTTAATCATGGAAGCGCGTAACCTGAACAAAATACAGGGCACTTTCATAGATTCCATATTGAAGTTTGTGGGTAGGGATGGCCGCGTGCATGGGCATATCAACCAACTGCGATCAGACAGCGGGGGCACCGTTTCCGGCCGTCTATCAATGAGCAACCCAAACCTTCAACAAATCCCGGCTCGCGATCCGGAGCTAGGACCTATGATCCGTAGATTGTTTTTACCAGAGGAAGGCGAGCAGTGGGCTGCAATAGACTTCAGTCAGCAAGAGCCACGCATACTGACGCACTACGCGCACGCATTCTCGGAGTACAAGAACATGGACCTGCCGGGCGTCAAAGAGTTTGTCGAAGCCTACAACGAAAACCCGAATATGGATTTTCACAGCATGGTTGCAGATATGGCCGAAATCCCCCGCAAACAGGCGAAAGTCATAAATTTGGCAATGATGTACGGGATGGGCGTCAATAAATTGTCGCAGCAGCTAGACATTACCCTTCCAGAGGCCAAGGAGCTTACCACGCAGTACCACGACCGCGTCCCGTTCGTTCGAGGATTGATGCAAGGGGTACAACGCTCCCTGGACGATAAGCGCTCTAGCGGCTCCATACGCTCCCTGGGAGGCCGTAAGTGCCGGTTTGATTTATGGGAACCGGACGCCTTTGAAATGAATAAGGCTCTGCCCTACCAGGACGCAATAAACGAATATGGGCCGACGACCCGTCTTCGCAGGGCGTACACCTATAAATCATTGAACCGTTTAATCCAGGCGGCGGCCGCAGATATGACCAAACAGGCTATGGTGGACGTCTACAAGGCCGGTACGGTGCCTTTGCTCCAGGTGCATGATGAGTTGGCTTTCAGCGTAAAGTCCGTGGAACAGGCTCGTGAGCTGTCTGAAACTATGAAAAACGCCATACCGCTAGTGGTCCCGAACAAGTGTGACATTGAAATGGGCCCAAACTGGGGAGATTTTGAATCTGTCGATTAATCTTATATAATCGCAGATATTAGCCTTGGAGAAACCGATGGATACAAACAAGTGGAAAAGCGTCCTGCTTCCAAAAGACGTCTACGAAGAGATCGTAGTCATTGCTGACGTGGAGGGACGCACCATTAGCGGCCAACTGCGCGTGGTATTTGAAGCGTGGAAAAACGAAAACCTTTCGGATAGAGACCGACGCTACATTAAGGATCGTTTAATCGAACACCGAGAGAAGAATAAACCCGATCCAAAAGAAGAAGACACCATCTTTTCGGTCAAGGATTATTATAATGTTCGCGATTGAACAAAAGTTTAAACAAGCCTTTGAAAAAGTAGAGCGACAAATCCACGAAAAAGGCGCGGCTAACACCGAAGACGTCAAGAAACTTCAGATGTGGCAAGCGTTACTAGGCGTGAAGCACGAGGCCAACCGACCAAATAAGGCGATTGAAGTTGGGAACAAAAGTAACGATTAAATTTACCGAAGAGGAAGCGGACAAGGTCTTTGAGGCCATTGAACGGTTTAACGAGAGCGTGGCAGAGCTAAAAGAACTCGTGGACCTCGCCTACCGGCTCAATGATAAATTGGAAACTCAAGATCGCCATTAACCATTTCTAACTGTCCCAGGCACGCATAACACAGGATAGACTCTACTTGCGCCCCGGATTCAACCAAGAACTGGTAGATAATTGGTTCTAAGGAAAACATTTCCTTACATCTAGAACACTGGTACTCACTGTCGGGCTTCTTCATATGGCGTAGCTCGCTTTCCTCGATATACCCAGTCTCGCACCGTATCTATGGGTACACCATATTTTTCCGCAATCCAATCAACTTTGCGGTTCTCTACGTTTCTCGCTTGTCTAACCTTATCCACAAGTTCTTGTGGCCATTTAGCTGGTCTACCCGCCATATGTTGTGTCTCCCGAAAAAACATAAATTTATACGATTTTCTTGGGTAAAACAAGTTGAATATGGGTATTTTATGTGTGTATACTGGCCGTCCATTTAACGAAGGAGGTCCTATGGAGACTGAAACAGTAGAGAAAGAAGACATAAGCTACAGCGCCATGCGCCACGCGCAGCTTAACCGAGACTTCGAAGAAGTTTTGAGCTTTGCTAAAAATATCCTCGACGATACCGACCATTTAAGAAAGCACATCGATAGACTAACCCGGTATATCGATGACGTGCGAAGGGGGTCAAATTAATGAACGAGAAAACCGCAGAAAAAATCTTCGACACCTTGGATGACGTAGAAGCCTCTATAATGGACGTGTTTTATGCCAGGCACTACGATGTCCCTTTAAGCTACGCCATGATTGCCTGCCAACGGCTCGCGGCCCGCATGTCCTCTGACATAGGCGTCAATCCCTCCGATTACGTCAAATGTTCTGAGCAAATGATCAAACAAGTTCAACGAGAAAAGAAAGAAAATTCGGATGAAGCTTTTTCTGAACCTTAAAAAGTCAGTCTGCGCCGACCGTTTGACACCCCTTAAACGCCGTCGTAAAGTGTCCTAGAACCGTGAGATCGGTTTTATATTATGTATTTTTCCCTTGTTGTAATTTGTGAGCCCAGACTTGTTCTGGGCTTTTTTTTGCCTATAATAATGTCCCATGTCATTCAGCGAAGATAATCTGGACACCGCCTGCACCTACTCAGAGAACGCCTACAACGACAATATCGTCGGGGCCACTAAAGTAGAGTGCGAGCGCACCTCCACAACAGCCTTTGTCCACCGGACCCCGCACCTTGATATTGTGGTGTTCCGCGGCACACAGCAAATGCGGGACTGGATGTACAACGTTCTCAGCTTCCCCCGACCCTACAAAGGCAGACTCTGCCACGCAGGTTTCGTCAGGGCCCATCGTTCAGTTTGGCCGGAGATCAGAAAACTTCTGGACCCGGCTAAGAAGCTGTTGATTTGTGGGCACAGCTTGGGCGGGGCCTTGGCGGAACTCTCCGCCTGGTCCTGCAAAGAATTCAAAGACGTCCACCAGATCACACTGGGCAAACCCAACGTGTTTTTCCGACCTGCCTACCAGGGCAAAATGCCCTGGATGAAGACGCAACTGTCCGTGGTCTGCGGCTCTGACGCCGTCCCCCGCGTCCCACGGCTCTTTTTCGGCCCCGATGGAGGGCAGACCCAACTCTACTTTGATAACTCCTCTGGGAAGGGTCACATCAACCCCAGCAAGAAGTTTAAGACGGAGGACTGGCGCGCCTCAGACTCGGTGTCTGATCATTTCATGGATTCTTACAGGAAGTGTGTCGAAGCTTTTGACAAAGCGGAGTTGTCAAGGGACCGCTTAAAAATCTAACGGTTTCTATCGCGGGTATCTTTGGGGTTTTCGTAGGCATCCCCACGACGGCCCTCACCCGGGTCTTTTCTGTCTTTCTTTTTCTTCCCAAGTTTCTTTCTATTTTTATTAAGCCGGGCCATCGCCTCGTCCACCTTTTCGCTGTCCATCTTGCGTGCCTTCTTTACAAACTTTAAGGCTTTCGCTTGCGGCAACAAAGAAACCAGGTCCATGAACAAATCCATCTGATCTGTGGGCGGCCCA